ACACAAGCTACTAAAGTAGCAAATGCCCTTGAAACAGGGGAAGAACTTACTGCAAAGCAGATTAGCGCCCGTTATGGTGTTAAGAATGTTCGTGCAGTAATTAGCCAACTGCGTACAGAAGGTTATTCAATCTTTCTGAACAAGCGGGTAAGCTCATTTGATGGTGAGACTTACATGAAGTATCGTATTGGTACTGCATTGCGCTCTGTGGTTGCTGCTGGCCATCAAGCTCTGCGTGTTGCGTAACTAACGAGACTGCGCTGAACGGGTGATGCCGTAATACATCCGCGAGGGGCCCACGGTTAGCCCCTCAACTTTTAATAAAAGGATAATATATGACTTTAAGCACATCAAAAACTTTTACTTTAGTTATAGAAAATATTGTTAAGGAAAAAAACCTTACACATATGGATGCTGTTTTGTGGTATTGCGAACAAGAGAACTTAGAACCTGATGGTCTTGGTACTCTTATCTCAAAGGGTTTAAAAGAAAAGATTGAAGCTAATGCTCGAGAATTGAATTTTTTACCAAGACAAGCACAATTACCGATTTAATAAAATGAAAGATAAATTATGAAAAAGAAAATGAATAATTTTTTAAAAAACCTTTTTGTGGTTACAGGAATAATAATAGTCATCTCAATATTCTCTATTACAATTGCAATAGATATTGCAATTGCTGCTGATCCAATAAATGGCAAGAAGGTTTTTAAGAAATGTGTAGCATGTCATTCCTTACAAGAAGGTAAAAATAAAATAGGTCCATCCTTATATAATTTACTAGACCGAAAAATAGGCTCAGTCGAGGGATACAAATATTCCAAAGCAATGAAAAATTCTTGTGTAGTTTGGGATGAGGAATCGTTGGATAAGTTCTTAACCAAACCTCGCAAGTTTATTCCAAAAACAAAAATGGCATTCCGAGGCATAAAAAATAAATCTTTACGAGATGATTTAATTTCCTTTTTAAAACACAAATAATTACTTATTTAATAAAATGAAAGATAAATTTTTCATTGCTGCAAAGGCAGTGGCTATGAATTCTCCTGGCGTTGGGCCCAGAAATACATTCAGGCTTGGTGCTGTAATTGTTGAAAAGAACTCTATATTGAGTGTTGGAAACAATTCATATAAGACTCATCCCCTAATGGCATACAGAACTGAGTGGCCATTTCTCCATGCTGAGCAGCACGCTATTATCCGGCGAGGCCTTGATAATTGTGAAGGACATGATTTGTATGTGGTTAGGATATTGAAAAATCTTAACTATGCTATTTCATATCCATGTAAAGTATGTCAACAATTGATTTCTGATGTGGGTATTCGGAATATATTTTATATAAATGAGGCCGGCAAGTATTCTCAATGGAACCGATAGACGTATATTTGATGTATTGTGCCATGAAAGCTCATTTTGGTAAGGGAGACTATGATTATATCAAGTATGATGGTAAGACAAGGATTTCCAGAAAATCTTTTTGGAAGCGTAAAGATCGCTATTTCTTTGTCAAGATATCTAAAAAATATAGTAATCCCAAAGTAGTTCAAAATTGGTTTCTTGCAAATTTCATTCAAGACAAAAGAGGCTACATTGCAAACTTTAATAATGAAATCTATGAATCATGGAAAGATAGGCGAGAGAATTTTCTTAAAGAATTCATCAAGGAAATGCGACCGCTGGTTTATGATTTTGAACCGCTATTTGAACAAAAAGATTATGAACACCCCAAACTTCTGAAAGAGTATCTTGGGAAAAGAGTATCAATTGAAACTATGATTATTTTGGATGAATTATTGGAATATGGAAAGAAGTGGGATAAGAATTTAAGTAGAGATATTGTCTGGCCTGACATAAAAAAATTGATGAATAATTATAAAGGGTTCTTGACATTTGATGTAAAACAGTGTAGAATACAATTATTAAATCTTATAGAGGAGTCCAGTTAAATGGAAGCAAGAGTAGAAGGGTTCTTTGAGGCACGGTGCCAGGAACTAGAAAATGAAAACGCGGCGTTGCAATTCGACTGCGCTGAGTTGGATAAGAAGAACGGGGAACTGTTCGAGCGAGTCAATACTTTGGCAAATCGGATTCCGAGTTGGCCAAAAGGATATCGCCCACATCATTTAAATAAACATAACCATAGATGATGTATGTAAAAACAATAGATCATATGGGTGATGATCTTACTGTAGTTAATGCAGCTAGAGTGTCGTTTGCTAAAGAAAGTGTCGCTCTAGACGATGAATATACTGATGTTGAATATGATTCTTGGTCAGGTATAATTCCAGTTCTTTCAGAATCAGATAAGAGACTCATTAACTATTTAGGCAAGCATAATCATTGGAGTCCTTTTGGCCACTGCCAATTACAATTTCGTATCAAAGCTCCAGTGTTTGTTGCTCGACAACTGGTAAAACATCAGGTAGGGCTAACATGGAATGAAGTATCTCGCAGATATGTGGATATTGAACCAGAGTTTTACACCCCAGTAGATTCTATGTGGAGAACGAAGGCTGATAATAAAAAGCAAGGTTCTAGTGAGAAAACAATATATTATAATATTCAAGCTGCTTATAATTTTGCTGAACAATGTTATAAGAATATGTTAAGCTCAGGTATTGCTCCAGAAGTGGCTCGTATAGTTTTACCACAGAGTATGATGACAGAATGGTTTTGGAGTGGCACGTTATATGCGTTTGCTCGTGTGTGTAATTTACGATGTAAACCTGATGCACAGTTTGAAACTAGAATTATTGCAAATCAAATTGATGAGCAAGCAAAGAAACTATTTCCGGTAAGTTGGAAGGCTCTACGAGACAATAAATGAAAGCTTTGGTAATTGGTAATGGTGAATCAAGATCATGGTTTAAGCCCTGCCACCAGATAATAATGGATAGCAAGGTTATTACATATGGATGTAATGCTATCTATCGTGATGGTGCTCATTGCGTTCATAATCTTGTGGCGGTAGATTATGCTATGCAGCAGGAAATATATGATTCTGGATGGGCCCAGGAAAATCCAGAATACAGTGATATGCATAATGTATATTTTGCAAATTGGACAATTGTGCCTGCTAGTGTTGCTGATATGATGTACCATATCAACACTCCAACTGGTGTTGCTGATATGATGTTCATGGGGTTTGACATTCCAGCCGAATTCATTCATAGAAGTAAGAATAAAACCAATTCCTGTGTTATTCAAGGCAAAGACCCAACCGCACTACAAGAAAAAATTGATACTGCAATTAAGACGAATCCTAACCTATCTGTCCCAGATTTAATAGAAAAAATGGAAAAGGATGTGGGCGTATGGATTACCTATGTCAAGCCAAATGATGTAGTAGTGTCGATTGATTTTCCTGTTGATTGGTCTGCTGGTAATACAGCCATACACCTTGCTTGTCAGCATGGTGCAAAAGAAGTTTATATATTGGGGTTTGACTTATCATCATATGATGACCCGTTAAACAACCTATATAAAGGGACAGATAATTATCTGTCAATCGATGCAAAAGGTTTCAACTCAAATAATTGGAGAAACCAAATGCAAACTGTTTTTAGAGAATTCCCAGATATACAATTCTATTGGGTAGATGCAACAAAACATTCACATTTACCCGAAGAAAATAATCTAAGGTACTTGACAAAGACAGAACTTTGTGATATAATATGCATATTATAACATACGATAACATACGATAATATAAGGAGATACACATGTCGTTAGCTACGTTAAAAAAGTCTAATTTGTTAGACAAATTGCTCGGTGCAGCCGAACAAGAAACCAAATCCCAAGATAAGAAATCTTATGTGGATGAGCGTTTTTGGAAGCCAGAACTCGATAAGACAGGTAATGGTTATGCTGTTATTCGTTTCTTGCCTGCGGTAAAGGGAGAAGATTTACCTTGGGCAAAGGTCTGGAGCCATGCGTTTCAGGGCCCCACAGGCCAGTGGTATATTGAAAATTGCCTTACTACTCTTAGTCAGTCCGATCCGGTAGCAGAAATGAATTCTGCATATTGGAACTCTGGTATTGAATCTGATAAGGAAATTGCTCGGCGTCAAAAGCGTAAGTTGCAATACTTCACTAACATTTATGTTGTTAGTGATTCAAAGCATCCAGAAAAGGAAGGTAATGTATATCTATTCCGTTTCGGAAAGAAAATCTTTGATAAGATCATGGAAGCTATGCAGCCTGCTTTTGAGGATGAAACTCCAATTAATCCGTTTGATTTTTGGGAAGGTGCGAATTTTAAATTAAAGATTCGTAAAATAGATGGCTATTGGAATTATGATAAGTCTGAGTTTGGTGCGCCATCTGTTTTATTTGATAATGATGATGAGATTGAAGAGTTGTGGGATAAGCAGTATTCTCTTGCAGAGTTTTCTGCGACCACTAACTTCAAGTCTTATAATGAACTCAAAACTCGTTTAAATGTGGTTCTTAGTGGAATAACTGTGGTTGGTAATGTTGAGGATGAAGATGTCCCTTTTGACTCATCAGTTACTATTGATACAAAAGAGGAGCCTGCTCCTACTATTACTATTAAAGTAACTGATAAAGAGGAAGAAGATACCTTATCCTACTTTGAAAAGCTCGCAGAAGCAGAATAGTAGGATTACGCTAATGCAGTCTAGGCGGCCAATATAATTGGTCGTCTAGCTGCGATTCCATTATTAACATAGTTGGTGGTTGGGGCA